CAAAGCCCGAGGACCAATCTCTACCCGTAAACACGGGTCATCGAGAAACTAACTAAGGACCAAGGAGATGTCACGTACACCAGCGATTAATGTCAACTCGTCTCAGCGGTGGATGCCCGGTTTTACTGACCGGAAATCCTCATTGCGAAAAACGTGGTTTCGACACAAACCTGAATGGCCGGACAAACTCCCTCAAAATCCTTTTGATCTCTTCACATGCCAGAACCTACCAGACATGGCTCCGATGCAACAAGCAAACGAGCAATGGGTACTGGAAGACCTGGTTAACGCTACTGGTTCGTACAAGATGTCTGTGGACAACTGGGATTCCCGGTTATACGCAGATGCCTATTCGAAATTCACCAACGCCGCCCGTGATGGGTCCGCCGAGGTGGGGATGAACGCGATTCAATATCGCCAGACTCTCAGTATGCTCGTTAAATATGTGAGCCTGTCTCTTGAAGCCTCTCGAACCGTAAAGAAAGCTTTTCCGCGGGCCATCGCCTTCCTGGCGAGAAATCCGCGAACAACGCTTACCGATATCCGGTGGAGACGAAAGGAAGCTCTTGCAAGAGCGACCGATCCGACCAAGGCTTCTTATCGCCGCGTGAAACGCGAAATTCGTCTTCTCGACGAGATCACCGGTGCGTTCCTAGCTTATCGCTATGGAGTTGCGCCGTTGATGGCCGACATCAAGTCGGTCTGCGACATCCTCTCTAGGGATCACAATAGTGATGTTGTGTACCGAAAAGCCTCTAAGATAGGCTGGGGGGCCAGTAGTTATACTACTGATCGGATTGAGGTCTTTAAAGGCATTGAACGCGTCGTTTTGACAGGACGCTGCCTTGTCTCGAATCCGAATCTGCTCATGGCAAATCGGCTGGGGTTAATTGATCCGCAAGTATGGGTATGGGATTCTATCCCGTGGTCATTTGTTGTTGATTGGTGGCTTCCTGTCGGTAAGTTCTTGAGTAACTTCACTGCGTCTGTGGGGTTAACGTTTGTCGATGTATCGGTTACTCGGACCCGTGAGGGTACCGGGCAAATTCAGCGTCGACTTCTCACGAAGATGGACCCGCCGACCTATAAAATGGTCAACTACGGGTCTTATCGTGCGAAACGTAAGAGCAGGACGATTGGTTCCCTACCAATGCCTTTTACAGTTCCGTATGGCACGGGATTGGGGGTAGAACGGGCGCAAAATGCAATTGCGTTAATATTGCAAACTTTCTCCAAAGGAGTAAAATCCGCACGTCGTCAAGATGCTGCGGAAGGTAACCAATGAACCCAATTACTATCAAAGACAGTTCCAACGCCGACGCGGTCTTCACCGTAGTGCGCCAGCCCGGGGGTAATGCCTCGGCTATCTTGCACTGCGTCAAAACGGGTATCGGTATGAACCGCACCGCTTATCCGAAGATTGAGATTAGCTCGTCGCAGAAGGCAGGGTCGTCTGACCCTGTGTTGACCGTCACCGTCCCCTACGGGGCCGTTGTTGATGGCAACTTTAAGAAACTCGGACAGGTCGTCCGTAACTCCGTGGGTCGTCTTCCTGCAGACAGTCCCGAGCTTGCTCGGCTGGATGCAGAGGCCTTCGCGAAAAACGTTCTGGTAGACGCACAAATCGTGGCGTTGTTCCAGAATGGTACTGTCAACTAAGGCGGTATTATGACGATGAATGTTGTAGGTTCGAAGAACCGCAAGCGCAAAGCGCTACAACCGATGTGCCCTCAAGTAGCGGCCGTCTCCCAGGAGTACTATATGTCCCTGGACTGTCCTCGGGCCCTCACCGCCGCGATTTTATTGCGGTACGGTGAGTACGGCCAGCTCGCATCGCTGCGGGCCACCCCAACGGCATACGACTCACCGCGAGCTTATTGGCTCGCGGCTTGTGCGTCTGATTGGCTTCGAAAATACCCCGGCTTGCCGGGATTTGACGATACACTCCGTGAGGAGTCTGCCAAGAATGCCTGGTATCAGAGCGAAGAGGAATGCGGGAAGACGAACCTAAGGCTCGCGAATCTGGCTCAAGGCACGCAATTAGACGTGCTGCTGGACATCGCCGCCGACTGGTTTAAGGACTTAATCGGTCCATTTCCGTGTGATTTGGCTCCTCGTTTCGGACCGGGTGCGACAGTTTCTGATCCTGCGACTAACACCACGGTGTTGGACAAAGTTTCATCGTTTCCGACGATGACGAGTGGTTTGGTTCCGATAACCCAGCTTTGGGCCGGGACCGCGTGGGAGAGATCCCATAACCATTTCGTCAATAGCAATGAAAGACCCTACTCCCCAACCGTAGTTGAAGGTAACGTCTTCTTCTGTGTGCCAAAGGATGCACAAACCTTTCGGGGTTGTGCAAAGGGGCCGTCGCTTAACGTCTCCTATCAGCTTGCTGCTGGTTTGGAGATTCGCGATAACCTCTCTAGGCGTCACGGGTACGACTTGAGATCCAAGCAGGACCAGCACCGGAGCTTAGCCCAAATGGGTGCTCTGACTGGACACTTGGCTACCCTCGATTCGTCTCGCGCTAGCGATACTATGTCGTATAAACTTGTTGAGAGGCTTTCATCAAAGCATCCGCTTTGGTTCGAGCTTCTCGACTCGCTTCGGGAACCGCACACGCTCATTGACAACGAGTGGGTGCCCCTGGAGAAGTTTTCCGCAATGGGAAACGGTTATACGTTT